GCTGTTGGTGATGAAGTAGTTTTTATAGATGCAAGAGGAACTTTTGCATCTAATGCTTTAACTATTGAAAGAAATGGTAAACCCATTAACTCTGGTACTAATAACTTAGCCTTAAATACTAATGGTCAAGCTATAACTTTAGTTTTTATAGATTCAACAAGAGGCTGGGCTTACAAAACGAACACAGCATAGGAGCTATCAGATGGCTCTTCAACAAATTAAATTTGCACCCGGAATAGACAAACAAGATACTACTGTTGGTGCCGTTGGTCGTTGGGTAGAATCTGATAATGTAAGATTTAGATATGGCCTTCCAGAAAAAGTAGGTGGATGGCAATCATTACTTAACCAAAGTATAGTAGGTGTTTCTAGAAAACTACATTCATTTGTTGACTTAGAAGGTAATAGATACACAGCTATTGGTACAGATAAATTTTTACTTCTTTATTTTGAAGGACAACTTTTTGATATAACTCCTTTTCGTAGTAACAACGCCGGAGTTCAAACAACATTTACATCATCTACATTAGCAACTAATAGTACTTCTACTAAACTATGTACTATTACAACTACATCAGACCATGGTTTAATTGAAGGAGACATGATTGTATTGAAGTCGGTAACACTACCTGGTAGTACAGGTTTATCAGCTTCTGATTTTGAAGATAAATTATTTCAAGTATTATCTGTTCCAACCACAACTACATTTACAATTGATTCTTTAAATCAAGCAACAAGTGCAGTGTCTACTGGTGGATCGATGACAGTACAACCTTATGAAAGAGTAGGTCCCGCTGCACAATCCTATGGTTATGGTTATGGTATTGGAAATTTTGGTGGTACAATTTCTGGAGCTTTAACAAATACTTTATCTTCAGGAATTAATGATAGTGTAAATATAATTCCAGTTACATCTAACACAGGTTTTCCAACAGTTGGTACTTTAGCAATTGGTACAGAACTTATTACCTACACAGGTAAAGGCACAAATACTTTTACAGGTGCAACAAGAGGAGCCTTAGGTACAACAGAAGCATCCCATAATAACTCTGATGTGGTTACGAATGCAACGGATTATACTGGATGGGGTAATGCTGTCGAAGCGTCGACCGTGACTCTAGAACCTGGTCTTTGGTCTTTAAATAACTTTGGTCAAGTATTGGTTGCAACTGTTGCTAACGGTAAAACTTTTACATGGAACTCAGGTATTACAGCAAGATTAACAACAAGAGCATCTACGACAACTACTGATTTTCCAACAGCTATTGCAACTGGAGTAGGTAACCCAACCGCTTCACGATTAACTTTAATATCACCTACGACACGTCACTTAATTCATTTTGGTACAGAAGTAACTATTGGTGATGCAACTACTCAAGATGATATGTTTATTAGATTTGCAAACCAAGAAGATATTAACGAGTATGATATTCTAGCTGTCAACAGTGCAGGATCTCAAAGACTTCAAGATGGATCAAGAATTGTTGGAGCGTTGACCGCGAAAGAAAATATTTTAGTTTGGACTGATAACTCATTGTACACAATGAAATTTGTTGGAGCACCTTTTACATTTGGCTTTGAACAAGTAGGTACTAACTGTGGATTAATTGGTAAGAATGCGGCAATTGAAATTGATGGTGTTGCTTACTGGATGTCTAACAATGGTTTCTTTGCATTTGATGGTACCGTAAACTCACTACCTTGTTCAGTTGAAGATTATGTTTATGATGATTGTGCAACTACTAAAGGTCAACAAATTTGTGCAGGAATTAATAATCTATTTACAGAAGTTACTTGGTGGTACCCAACTGCTGGATCCGATTTTAATGACAGATCAGTAACTTATAACTACGGTCAAAATAATACACCAACTCCTATGGGTAATTGGTATACAGGCGTCAATACTAATTCTATAAGAACAGCTTGGATTGATTCTTTAATTTATCCAAATCCTTATGCAACTGCATTTAAAAGTACTAATACCGGAACCTTTCCTACAGTCGTTGGAGAATCTGGTTTAGGTCAAACTTTATTTTTTGAACACGAAGTAGGCACAGATCAAATTAATCCTGATGGAACGACTACAACTTTAACTTCTTTTATTGATTCTTATGATTTTGCTTTACAAACTGATCAAGGTATAGGAGAGTATTTTTTAGCCATGAGAAGATTTTTACCTAACTTTAAAGTTTTGACAGGAGACGCACAAATAACTATATCTGTTGCTGATTATCCTGCGGACCCGAATACTGTAACAACACTAAGTCCCTTTACAATTAACTCAAGTACAACTAAAATAGATACCAGAGCAAGAGGAAGATATGCTGCTCTTAAAATAGAAAATACAGGGTCAGGCCAATCATGGAGATTTGGTACTTTTCAAGCTGACCTACAACCAGATGGAAGAAGATAATGACAAAAGTAGTAGTAAGATTACCAGAACCTAAAAAAGAATATAGTGAAGATAACCAAAGACAAATAAATAGAGCCTTGACAACTATCGTAGAACAATTAAATTCTACATTTTTAAGACAACTAAAAGAGGACCAAGAACGATATACTTGGTTAGGTTTAGGTTAATGGCTAATGTATATTTAAATTCTAAAGTAGATTTATCAACTACTGATAATACTGTTTTATACACAGTGCCTTCTAACTCTAGAGCTATTATTAAATCTTTATTAGTTTCAGAAGATGCTGGAAGTGGAACTACAATAACTGTAACTTTAATAAATCAGACAGGAACAGTTTTTAGTTTATTTAAAGTTAAAGCTGTTAGTGCCAATGCTACAGAACAATTATTAAATGAACCATTGGTTATGATGGAAAATGAAATATTGAAAGTTCAAGCAGCAGATGCTAATGAGTTACATGTAGTATCTTCTATACTAGAAATCAACAGAGAGGACGTATAATGTCGTTTATAGAAACAAAAGCTTCAGTTAGATATGAAGTAATCGATGGTAAAACAGTACCAATAATTACACCACAATGTGAGGTAACACTTACTAATATGATAACAAAAAAAGAATATGCCTCTGATGCAGAAGCATTAACAGATGTACAAAATCCAAATACCACTACTAAACCAGAACATATACGTAGAGACGTAAATATAACTGTAGAAAGTATACCTTTGGGCGCTGGCGTTAATACATTCTAGATTGACTAAGCATGAAAAGTCTAGTAAATTGTAATGAAATAGCATATACTCAAGTCTTGCTAACTTGCTTTTCAACAATATAATAGATATATAAAATATGGGATTTTTTTCAGGACTACGTAAAAGAGTTAAAAAGTTAATACCAAAAGAGATACGTCCTTTTGTACCTTACGCAGCAGCAATGCTTCCAGGTGGTATGGGTCTTACTGGTGGGTTAGCTAAATTTGGCGGAAGTCAATTTTTAAAAGCAGCTTTAGCTAAAGGTCTTACTGATGATGAAGCTAGTTTAAAAGATATAGCACGAACAGGTATTTTTGCTGCAGCTCCAACGGCAATAGGTGAAGGTTTACAATTAGGTTCTGTAAATGCAGAACTAGCTGGCAAAATGAAAACCGCAGATTATTTAGGTAGAGGAGCTGATTATGTTAAAGGTATAGGTGGATTAAAAACTGTAGCTGGGCAAGGAGCTATTGATATGGGAATCAAAGCAGCAGAATTAGATAAAGAAGCATTAGAAAAATACAACAGAGATTTAGCAGCACAAGGTATTGGAGACAAAACAGCTAGAAGAGCAGCTATCAGAGCAATTTACGCGAACACCGGAACGTGGGACATGGATGAAGTTGATGGTATGTTAGATACTTACGGATATAGAACCGGCGGTAGAGTTGGTTATGCTCTTGGAGATAGAGTAGATACAGAACAAATTATAGAAGACTTTCAAAGAATTCCAAGTATAACAAAAGGTATAGGAAATTTAGCTAGAGCAGGTGTAGATAATATAGATAAAATTATAGAAGTAATAATAAAAACAAATCCAATACTTGCTACTGGAGATAAAATTATAGAAATTTTAGTAGAGAGATATGGTGTTGATCCAGAAGTAGCACAAAGAAAAGTTATAAATAAAATGTCAGATGCCAATGAAGGCTTTGGTCCGCAAGGACCAGATGGTACTCCTGATGATGGGTACAATCCAAACATAGGAATAGACGCAGGAGCTGAAGATTATTATGGAGAGACTCCAGCGATGCCGGAAAATTTAGGTGACATGGGTGGTAACATGGATGACATGAGTGGTAATAGTATTTTAAACAGGCTTAGAAGAGGCCAGCAATATGAAGAAGAGGTTATGCCTAGACCAGACATGAAACAAATGCCTTTACCTTTAGATTATGAACCTAAATTTGACAGAATGCCTTTACCTTTAGATTATGAACCTAAATATACTCCTATGATGTATGGTGGTAGAGTTGGTTTAAAAAATGGTGGTACAGGAGAAGACCATGATGCAATAGACAGCGATGTAGATGGAATTATAACAATGAAATCTTTAATAAAAGATCATCTTATAAATAAAGATGATGATGAAGAAGATACAAAACCAAAACGTAGAACGAAAGATGATGACCTTGGAGAAAATATAGAAATGGCTATAGATGGTTACAACAGATTATATCCTGAAATTAAACCTGCATCTATTAGACCTTTAACGTTTCAAGATGGTGGATCTGTTGATGACAGATTAATGGAAAGAGTAAAAGAATTACAAGACGAAGGTTTAGATTTTGCATCAGCACTAGCTCAAGCTATGAAAGAAGATATGGCAGCTAATAAAGCTAGAGGTGGTATTATGGGTGGAATTGATGTAAATATGAAAGAACAAATGGATACACCAAGAGGCGATATGATGATTGATGAAAATATAGAAGTAGCTGATTCTTCGTTAATGGACGCTTATGAAATTTATAAATTTGATATGATGGAACAAGGATTAGAACCTATGAGTCTAGAAGAATTTAAAGATCAAGCTATGGCTGAAGGTCAAATGGCTTCTATGGAAGCAGGACAAGAAGCAACTTTAGAAGAAATTTATATAGAACTATTAGATTCAGGAATGAATCCAGAAGATGCAGCAATAAAAGCAAGAGAAATTTATAATGGCATGAGTTCTAAATCTTCTTCAGGAAGAACTATGGCTGCAAGTGGTGGACTAATGAATTTAGGTGGAAAAGAAATGGATTTAAGAGGCGGAGGATTCGTGCCTATGGGTGCAAAAGAAAGAGCAGATGATGTACCTGCAA